CTCGCATATAAGTAATGTGCGTAAGGCTATTAACGATATGCTGGTGGTTGATCCTTATCTTGTAAATATAGAAGATTTGAAAGACCCACAGCCTGGGAAATTGATTAGGTTACGTAAACCTGCATGGGGAAGAGGGGTTGACAAAGCTGTGCAACAACTGGCTGTTAATGACATTACTAGATTAAATATAAGTGACAGTGCCTACATTACACAGTGGATGGATAGAATTTCTGGAGCTGATCAGTCTATGCAGGGTGCCTTAAGACAAGGTGGACCTGAGCGACTAACTGGTGCTGAGTTTCAAGGTACAAGAGGTAGCGCAATTAGCAGGCTTCAGCGTTTAGCTATGATTATCAGTTCTCAATTTATGCAGGATGTAGGTAATATGTTTGCTGTGCATGCTCAGCAGTATATGAGTCAAGATACTTACACAAAGATAGTAGGGCGTCATGCAGATAAAATACAGCAGATATTTGGGAATAAAGAATATACTAAAGTAGATGTGCAATCGCTTATTGTTAACTATGATTTGATTGTCAGAGACGGCTCAATCCCTGGAGGAAATTTTTCCAGTGCTTGGATTCAGATGTTTCAGACAATAGGTACTACACCTGAACTAATGCAACAGTTTGATATCACAAGGATATTTATGTATATAGCCAATCAGCTTGGAGCTAAGAATGTTGAAGACTTCAGACGTAATATAAATCAGATTCAGCCCCAGGTCATGCCTGACGAACAGGTAGCAAGAGAAGCTGAAGCTGGAAACATGATTCCGCTAGGAGTAGATTAATGGAGATTAGAGCAACTAGAGATCAGATAGAGGAGTTTAAAGAGTCTATACTCTGGGCAGATATGTTGGCAGACCTTAAGGAATGGAAGGAAGGTATGCAACAAGAATCAGATTCAATAGTAGATGATGCAGCTGATAATAATCCATCTACTGCGTCTGTGCTTCTTCACATAGGAGATATAAATGGAAGGAAGAAAGCTATATTCTATATAGAAGGTATGCTAGACATGTTTTTAAATATGCTAGAGGATAAGAGTTTAGAAGGTCAGCAAGATCGTTCAAAAATTTAACAAACTGGAGGTTTAGTGATGAGTGTACAAGATGAGATTAGTAACATGTTAAACACTTTTGAGGGGAGTAGAGATACTTCTACGGAGGCTGAAGAGCCTAAAGAGGAAGTGGTTGAGGAACCAGTCGAAGAGAAACCTTTAGCTGAGGAGTCTGTTGAGGAACCTGTAGAACTTGAAGAGCCTATAGTGGATGAGCCTGTAGATTCTGAGAATCCTGTAGAACCTGTAGAGCCTGAGGAAGATAAAGATTCTATTATCAACGAGCTTAGAAATAGAATAAATGAACTCGAAGGAACTAAGCCTACTGAACCAGAACCCGAGCCAGAAGTTAAGGTTGATCCAGATGCTAAATACAAACCTATAACTGTTGATCCACAAGATTTCGTAGGTGAACTCGACCTTGACGATATATACAATGACAAGGAAGAGTTTAATAGCTTATTGAACAAAGTATATATAGAGGGAGTTAACAGTGCCAGGAAGACTGTGGTTGAAGAAGTCTTACGAGCTATTCCTGATATTGTAAGAACTAATATCAATGTGATGTCTGAGCTGAAACAGACTAGTGAGCAGTTCTACAAAGACAACCCTGACTTATCACCGTTTAAAAAGGTGGTGGCAGTAGTATTTGAGGATATAGCTGCTCAAAATCCAGATAAGCCCTATACTGAGATGCTTGGTAAGGTAGCTGCTGAGACTCGTAAACGACTTGAGCTACAGCAAAAGGCTGTAAACAAGAAACCAGAAAATAGAAAGGTGCCTAAGCTTCCATCTAAAACAGGTGGTCCTAGGCCTGCTGACCAAAAACCTAATACAAGTGGTATTGAAGATGATATCGCTGAAATGAATAAAGTTATTGGAGGTAATAGATAATGCTTGAAGACAGATTTGCACAACATGATAAAGAGGTAGTCGATAAGTTTATTGACCCTAATGGAAATATTCAGATGACAACTTACGACTATGTGGTGCGTCCCAGTGCTGATGCAGTTAGTGGTCCTATAACTGTCATACTTCCGCCTGTTGCTGAGGCAAAGGGTCGCTGGTACTCAATTATAGCCCGTGTAGCAGATGCTATAAATACTATCACTATCCAAGACAAAGATGATTCTGAGTGTTGGGTTGGTGATATAGAGCTTAACGACAAATGCGACAAGGTCCTGGCATATAGTGACGGACTTGCGTGGTTTGTGTTTGGTACATCTGGAGTCTATGGACAGACTCTGCAACAACTTTAACAACTAACAGATTGCTTATACTGAGTAATTCTATATAATCGGAGGTAATAAATATGTTCTTAGGTATGCGTGGAAACGGAGATTGGGCAACTGATCAAAGACCTATGAATTGGAGGGAACAGATACTCTATCTGTATCCTAATGGTATGGCTCCTCTTACAGCCATTCTTTCTATGATGAGTTCTGAGTCTGTAGATGATCCGCAGTTTCATTGGTGGACTCAAGAACAGTCTGCTGTTAGTGGAGCTGTAGGTGGTATATATAACTTTCCAGACCTCTCAGTTGCGTATGCTGGTGGTGGGGTAGTAGGGCAGGTAATCTATGTCCAAGTCACTACCTTACTCGCCAATCGTATTCGTGAAGGGCATCAAATCCTTCTTCGAGATGCGAGCGACTACCGTGTAGATGTAGTTGGAAAAGTAACAGGGGTTACAAGAGGTACTACTAACTCTGTGCTCGCTGTTAAGCTGCTTGAAGCAGATAATAACTCTGCAGATCATGATCTTACTGATTGTGATACCTTTAAAATTGTTGGTAACATCAACCCTGAGGGTGGTGAGATGCCTGATGCGATTGCTCTTAATCCCACCAAGGTATATAACTACACTCAGATTTTCAGGACTCCGCTTTCCATAACCCGTACTGCACGAAAGACAAGGCTTCGCACAGGTGACCAGTATCAAAAAGCCAAAGCCGAAGCTCTTGAGATGCATTCTTGGGAAATGGAGCTTGCATTCCTCTGGGGAATTCGAACTGAGAATGTTGGAGATAATGGAAAGCCTGAACGTACTACTATGGGTATAATAAACTACATCCGTACATACGCTGCAGCTAACTGTGCTGATTATACATTAGACGCTACTTATGCAGGTGACACTTGGCTGACATCTGGTGAGATCTGGTTTAAGAACATGCTTGAACAGATCTTCAGATATGGAGCTAATGAGAAACTCTGTCTTTGTGGTTCTGGATTTCTGCTTGGGTTAGATGCTCTAGCAAATGCAGGACATGGCTATATTAATCTTAGCGCTGGTCAAAAAGACTACGGCCTTGAAATAGTAACCTGGCTTACACCGTTCGGCAAGATCCACATGAAAACTCATCCGTTGTTTAGCTATGATGCTACAACTCGTAATATGGGTGTGCTGTTGGAGCCTAAAGAGCTTACTTACAAGTACATAGATGATACTAACTTCTATGGCGAGAACTCTAGTAAGACTCACTCTGAGGGCTATGGACAGCGTCGAGTGGATGGGACTAATGAGGAGTTCCTGACTGAATGTGGCCTTGAATTTGGGCTTCCGCAGAAGTGTGCGGTGCTTAATGGAGTTGGCCTAGACAATCCGTTATAATAGCTGACCTTATAGGCCAATAACGGCTGTGAGGATAGGTTCCTCTTCCTCCTTGCCTATTCTCACAGACCGTTTAAAAATTAAACAATCTAACTTAAGAGGTAGCCATGAATTTAGTTCAACTACGCACACTGTTTAGAAGTCTTTCTGGGCGATATGACCTTGTAAATGCGGACTTCACAGATAATGGAGCTGACTTCTTTATCAATGAAGGTCGTAAGTATCTAGACCGCCTTGACGAACATCAAAAGACTTGGGCAACCTGTTATAGAAATATCCTAACAGATGCATGGAGTACTTCGTTTCCGTATTGTAGAGCTGTTAAAGAAGTGTGGGTAGCGTCAGCTACAGAAAGGTGGCAGTTAGAGAAGAAAAGACTGCAGGACCTTATAGCTGGTTATTTGACAGGCCTTCCAACATCTCGTGACTCTGGTACTCCATTATACTACTCTCCATGCATAACCAGGTTTATACCTGAAGACTCTACCCCTGCTCACATAGCATCATTTGCACCTTGGACAGACGTCATAGTACTTGACGGATATGACTATAATGCTATACTATTAAATGTACCTACAGACGAAGATTTGGTTGTAACTATTAACGGTTTCTTTTACTCGCCTGAATTAGCAGAGGATGAAGATGAGAACTACTGGTCCGCTGCCCATCCAATGCTACTGTATATGTCTGCTATGAGACAGATAGAAGTAGCCAATAGAAATACCCAGGGAGTAAATGACTGGACTGCAGCTATCCATGCTGAGGTGCAGCAGCTTGGGTTTGATCTGGTAGAAGAAATCATTGCTGAGATCGACCAGATGGAGGGATGATTTATGAGATCTAGAGAACTATTTGACAAATCAAAGCCTATTGATGATAGGCTGGAACAGCTTGAACTTGTAGCTTCTAGATTAGCTAGAAGAACAAACACAGGGAAGTCTGCGATGATTACTCCTTATCCTATATCTAGTGCTACTTTTGGTGAGGACGTTAGGGGTCCTGTTCTACGATATATGTTTCCCTGTGATGGAGTGGTCTCAAAAGGGATGCTGAGATTTAGTAGAAAGCCTAAGATACCTGTACCTATAAACATTGATATAACGAATGAAGAGACCTCGCAGGCCAGAGGCTACATAGTGGAAAAACAACAGATAATAGTTAAACCTGACTTAGCTGTTAAAGCAGGTGACTGTTTAACTATTTATATATCTCCTGATGAACAAGAAAAAGTCACCGAAGTTTGGATATCATTTCTTTGGATTCCGTCTGTGTCAGATGTAGTTACTAAGAGTTTTCTGATCGAGGAACTTGATAATGTTATGCTTGAAGAAGGAAACTAGGAGGTGATTCACATGCCATGCTTCTCCGTTGGAGGCGGGAAATACAGGCTTGGACAAAAAGGACACGTCTATAAGGACAAGGCAACCTGAGAGCGAGCATATGAAGCTTACCGTGCAAGTAAGTATGCAAAGCACCATTCAGCAAAAGATGGTAAGTTCATAGATAAATGTAAGAGGAGATTCAACATATGAGAGAATATGAACTAGTTATAGATGAAGCGTTTAAAAATGGACTTACTCCAGAGCTCATGACTCCATTTAACACTCAGTTACTATACGAGTGTTTAGGGTTTAGGTGTGGGAAGCTTGGACTGGAGGCTTTTGAAGACGGTGATAATCCTCTTCCAGTACTTCTTGAGCTTCTATACGAATGGCCTTATCCCCAGTTTATAACTGGAGATGGGTATAACTTTCTTATTGTCAGGGATTCTACACACCTTAGAGACAATGTATATCGGGTGTCAGATAATATGACTACTGCTACACTCCTT